TGGTGACCACTCTATCCCAATAGCTCCAAGACTAGGTGGTGCAACTGCACAAGCAACTGCTACAGCTACTCCTTTACAGGTTATAGCTAGAATGGGCAGATTGTTAGACACTCAGTTTGTAGATGCTGATGGTAGATGGCTTGTTTTACATCCAACATTTATTGAAGTCCTAAAAGATGAAGATTCTCGTCTTCTAAATGGTGACTTTGGTGAATCAGGTGGATTGAGATCAGGTTTATCTGTTGGAAAGATACATGGCTTTGATGTGTATATGTCCAATAACCTACCTGCAGCAGGTACAGGTCCGGGAACATCTGGAACTGCCAACCAAAATACAAACTTTGGTGTTATCGTTGCAGGACATAGTTCAGCAGTAGCTACTGCCGAGCAAATCAACAAGACAGAGACTTATAGAGACCCTGATTCTTTTGCTGATATTGTTCGTGGTATGCATATGTATGGTAGAAAGATTCTTCGCCCTGAAGCAATCGTTACTGCCAAGTATAACGTAGGGTAAGGGAGGTATAAATGGCAACTTATGATTTAACTTCTAAAGATACAACTGGTGTAGAATCAGATGTAATCGCTGCATACCCTTCGGCTAAGAATACTAACGTAGTTAAAACTTTAGAAACTTACGTTGACTTTGATGCCTTAATTGCAGGTGGTTTAACATTTGCAGATGGTGACATTCTACAAGCTCTTGAAATACAGGCAGGTAGTTTAATCCTTAACGCAGGTGTTGAAGTAATGAAAGTTACTAACTCAGGTGTAACTATTGACGTTGACTTTGCAGCAGGTGATGACATCATTGATGGTGGTGACACTACTTCTGCTGGTTACTTAGCAAAAGGTACTAATGGTCAAACTAACATTATAGGTACAGGCTCTGCTCCTACCTATACTCAATTTATCGGAACTACCGATACTATTGATGTCAAGTTAGTTGCGGCAGCTACAGCAGGTAGAATTAGAGTCTATGCTACAATCATTGATTGTAATGGGCATGGATTACTAGACAAGCCTGATGAAGTTGATAGAGACCAATTAGCTTAATTTTTCTAGGGGAGCAGGGTAACTTGCTCTCCTACACTTATAGGAATTATAATGTCAGGAACATTTCTCTCACTTACAAATACAACTTTGGCTAGATTAAATGAAGTGCAATTAACTTCATCTAACTTTACTAGTGCTAGGGGAATACAAATTCAGGCACAAAATGCAGTAAATGACTCTGTAAGATACATAAATCAAAGAGAGTTTAATTATCCATTTAATCATGCTACAGAAACAAAAACACTAACTGCAGGTGTTGTTAGATATAGCATACCGACATCTGCTAAGACTGTAGACTACAATACATTTAGAATCGTCAAAGATAGTGATTTAGGTAACTCAGGATATAGATTATCACAATTAGACTACAACGAATACATAAATTCTGTTAGCGATCAAGAAGATGAAATTCAGACAACAACAACTAGCACAACACACACAGACAGTGTAACAACAATAACAGTGACTAGTACAACAGGGTTTGACTCTGCAGGTACACTGCACATAGGCAATGAAGAAATTACATACACTGCTATAGGCAGTAGCACAACATTCACAGGATGTACAAGAGGTGCAGGTGGCACTACGGCAGCTTCTATAGCTAGTGGTGTAACAGTAGCACAGTTTGACCAAGGGGGTGTTCCTGAACACGTAATTAGAACACCTGATAACAATTACTTATTGTACCCTTTCCCCAACAGATCATATGCTGTAAAGTTTGATCATTTTACTTTTCCATCAGACATGTCTGCTCATGACGATACAACAAGTATACCTGAAAGATTTGATGCTATTATTGTAGACGGAGCAACTGCTTTTGTTTATCAGTATAGAGGTGAAACAACACAATATCAATTAAACTTTCAAAGATTTGAACAGGGTATAAAAAACATACAAACATTACTAGTAAATAAATATCAATATGTTCGTTCTACATACATACCTAGAGCAGGAACTTATGGAGCAAATACGTTAAATGCAAGGCTTAACTAATGGCAGATTTATCACAGACAACTGCCTTACCTTTTAACTGTGAAGGTGGTTTAATATTAAATAAATCTACCTTTATGATGCAACCGGGAGAAGCATTAGAGTTAGAAAACTTTGAGCCTGACATTGAGGGTGGCTACAGAAGAATAAATGGTTTCTCTAAATATGTAACAGCAGTTGTGCCACAGACTGCTTCTGCTTCAGAGAAAGTTTTAATGGTAGCTACTTTTGGTAGTAAAGTATTAGCAGCTAGAGGGACTAGTATATATAGTGCTAACCCCGGAGGATCATCTTGGACTAGCATTGATAGTGGTAGAACAGGTGCATTAAAGTATAGATTTGAAAGATTTAACTTTGATGGCACAGATAAAATAGTCGTAGTAGATGGTGTAAATGCACCAACAGTATTTAACTCAAGCCTATCTGCGACAGATATAAGTGAAAGCTCAGTAGCAGGTTCTAAGTTTGTTGTATCGTTTAAAAACCATATGTTTTATGCAGGTAAATCAACCACTAAGCAAGAAGTAATATTTAGTCAACCTTTTGATGAAGATGCCTTTAGCAGTGGTTCAGGTGCAGGTAGTTTTAAAGTTGACGATGAAATAACAGGACTTAAAGTATTCCGTGAAGATTTATTTGTATTTTGTGAAACTAGAATATTTAAACTGTCAGGTAGCTCAAGTTCAAACTTTGCAGTTACAGATGTAACAAGAGATATAGGGTGTATAAATGGTGACACTATTCAAGAATTTGCAGGTGATCTTATATTCCTTGGTCCTGATGGGTTGCGTACCATCGCAGGTACAGCTAGAATCGGTGACGTGGAGTTGGGTACTATAAGCTCTAATGTGCAGTCCATATTTAATGACAATATAGCTAGTGCGTCAGAATTTGATAGCATAGTAATACCTGATAAAACACAGTATAGAATATTCTTTACTAAAGCTAACACAGATGAAACTTTAACAAAAGGGATTATATGTGTTATGCGAGGACAAAGATTTGAGTTTGCAGAAATACGTGGTATTAAACCTGCAAGTACAGACCACTTTGTATCAGAAGGTAATGTTATAGTTTTACATGGTGCATATTCTAATGGTTATATATATAGACAAGAATCAGGCAACGACTTTGATGGAACAGTTATATCAGGAAAATATAGAAGTCCTGATTTAACTTTTAATGATCCCGGAATAAGAAAGCATATGCAAAGGGTTATTGTGAATTATAAACCTGAAGCAGCCATAGATGCAGATTTATTTGTAAGATACGATTATGAGGCAGCTTCATCTGCAAGACCTGCAGCGTATCCCTTAGATTCAGGAGACATTGTTGCTGTATATGGTACTGCAGTTTATGGTGTACCTACATATGGTGGTGCTTCACAACCACTAGTTAGACAGGCAGTAGAAGGTTCAGGATTTGCTGTAGCATTAAGAGTGAATGATGGTGGTTCAACTGCACCATATTCACTTAAAGGATTTCAGTTAGAATATCAGTTAGGAGCTAGACGATAAATGGGAGCTACATATACAAGACAGTCCTCGTATACAGATGGAGATGTGATAACTGCTGCTCATACTAATAATGAGTTTAATCAGTTATTAGCAGCTTTCCAAGCAAGTACAGGACACACCCACGATGGCACAGCCAATGAAGGTGGTGCTATAACTAAACTATTAGGTAACACACTTACCTTTGGTGCAGGAACTGCAGGAACAGATATAACAATAACATTTGATGGTGAAACATCAGATGGTGTTTTACTATGGAAAGAAGACGAGGATTATTTTGAATTTAGTGATGACATACTTATTGCTTCTACAGAGAAGCTACAATTCAGAGACACAGCTATATACATCAATTCAAGTGCCGATGGACAACTTGACCTTGTAGCTGATACAGAAATACAACTTGCAGCAACTACAGTAGACTTAAATGGTAACTTAGATGTATCAGGGTCTATAACATTAGGTGGCACTGCAATTACATCTACGGCAGCAGAATTAAACATATTAGACGGAGTTACGTCTACTGCTACAGAACTAAATGCATTAGACGGAATAACATCTACAGTAACAGAACTAAACATAATTGATGGAGACACAAGTGCTTCATCTGTAACAGTAGCAGATGCAGACAGAGTTGTACTCAACGATGGTGGTACAATGAAACAGGTAGCAGTCACTGACTTGTCGGCTTACTTTGATGATGAAATAACTGCAATGCCTAACCTTGTAACTACTGCAGCGACAACAGTAGGTGCATTGAATAGTGGTAGTATCACAAGTGGATTTGGTACTATTGATACAGGCTCATCTACAATTACAACTACAGGTTTAATTACAGGTGGTTCTTTAGATATAGATGATGTTGTTATAAACGGAGCAACTATAGGTCACACAGACGATACAGACTTAATAACACTAGCAAGTGGTTCTGTAACAATAGCAGGTGATTTAACAGTATCAGGTGATGATATCACTATGGGTACTAATACTTCAGGTAACTTACTTATTGCAGACGGAACAAACTTTAACTCTGTAGCAGTAGGGTCTTTATCAGAGATATCTACAGTAGCTAACGATGATGTATTCTTAGCAGTAGATACTTCAGGTGGTGGTCTAAAGAAAGTAACAAGAAGTACAATCGTATCAGGATTAGCTGTTGGTGGTGTTGCCTTATCTAACATAGTAGAAGATACTACTCCACAGCTAGGTGGTGACTTAGATGTAAATGGTAATGGTCTAGTATCTACATCCAATGGTAACATCGCACTTACACCAAACGGAACAGGTGTTGTAAGATTAGATGGTAATGTAGATATACAAAGTGGACTGATTGACCTAAAGAACAGTGGTGCAGTTTCTAAGATTAAGTTCTACTGTGAATCAAGTAATGCACACGCACAGACAGTACAAGGTGCTCCACACTCAGAGAGTGCATCTAATACATTAACACTACCAAGTACAGGTGGTGATGCTCGTTTAGTATCAACAAGCTCAACTGCTACACTAACAAACAAAACATTAACAACTCCTATTATAGCAGAGATAGATTCAGGTTCTACTATAACATTAGATGCTACTACAGACATTGTGCTAGATGCAGATGGTGGCGATATATTCTTTAAGGATGGTGGCACAACATTTGGTAGTGCAACTAATACTAGTGGCAACTTAATAATTAAATCAGGCACTACAACTGCAATGACCTTTGATGGTGCTAACGTAGCACTAGCAGGTAACTTAACAGTCAATGGTACTACTAGTACAGTAAACAGTACAACAGTCACTGTAGATGACCCTATCTTCACTCTAGGGGGTGATTCTGCTCCGGGGTCAGATGATAACAAAGACAGAGGTATAGAGTTTAGATATCACACAGGTTCTGCAGCTAAAGTAGGTTTCTTTGGATTTGATGACAGTGCAGGTAAGTTTACATTCATACCTGATGCAACTAACTCTTCTGAAGTATTTAGTGGTACAGCAGGTACAATAGTCGCTAACATTGAAGGTAATGTAACAGGTAACGTGACAGGTAACACAAGTGGTACTGCTGCTACAGTTACAGGTGCTGCTCAGTCTAATATAACATCACTAGGTACACTAACAACACTAACTGTTGACAATGTAATAGTTAATGGCACTACCATAGGTCATACAGATGACACAGATTTAATAACACTCGCTGATGGTATAGCAACAGTTGCAGGAGAGATATCTGTAACTACACTTGATATAGGGGGTACAAATGTTACCTCAACTGCTGCAGAACTTAACATACTTGATGGTGTTACATCTACAGCAACCGAGTTGAATATCTTAGATGGTGTAACATCAACTACTGCTGAATTAAACATTCTTGATGGTGTAACTTCAACAGCAACAGAATTAAACATCATGGATGGTGATACATCTGCTTCTTCTACAACACTAGTAGATGCAGATAGAGTGGTAACAAATGATAATGGTACAATGAAGCAAGTGGCATTGACAGATGTTAAGACATATTTAACTAGTGCAGGATTTACTTCTGATGACCCAACTGCATTAGCGATTGCCCTCGGTTGATTTTACTTGACAAATCTAGTAAAACCGAGTATAATTATATAAAAGGAAAAAGGGATGGCAAATACATTTAAAGTAAGCACGAGGGATGTTGCACCTGCAAGTGCAGGAACTTTTGAGGAGATATATGATTGTCCAGATAACACCACTGCTGTTATCATAGGATTAAGTCTTGCAAATGTTCACACAGCACAAGTTACAGCTTCTGTTAAATTAGTAAGTACAACAAATCAATCAGGCTCAACACAAAACACTACAGCACATCTTGTAAAGGACATACCCATACCTGTAGGTTCTACAGTAGAGATTATGTCAGGCAACAAGATTATCTTAAATGCTGATGACAGAATAAGTGTAGACTGTTCTGTAGCAGACAAAGTTTCAGTTATACTAAGCTATATGGAGATAACATAAGATGCCATACATAGGTAATGCTTCAGCGAATAGATTCGTAGCATCTAAAGCTGCCACACAGTTTTCAGGTGATGGGTCTACAACTGCTTTTACACTTGACCATTCAGTAGCTTCAGATGAAGATATACTTGTATCGGTGGATGGTGTTATACAAGAACCATCTGTAGCATATGCAGTAAGCAGTGGAACAACATTAACATTTACTGCTGCACCATCAACTAACTCTGGTAATAATATATTTGTTTATTATTTGTTTAGAACAGTTGGTACAGTAGACCATCCTGCAACAAGTGCTTTGACTGCAACAAGTGGTACGTTTAGTACAGACTTAACAGTAGATACAGATACGTTAAAAGTAGATTCTACTAATGACCAAGTTGGAATTAACACAACTGCTATGAGTAGCTATTATGCAAAAGATTTGGTTATTTCAGCAGCTAATCAAGGTGGCATAACGCTTGTTGGAGCTACAGACGATACTGGTCAATATTTAATGTTTGCCGATGGTACTTCTGGTGCTGATAGGTACAGAGGTTATATACAATATAGTCATTCTACAAATAATATGTCTATAGCTACAAATGGCACGACTAGATTACTAATAGATAGCAATGGTCATGTAACTAACACCTTTCAACCTGCTTTTAGTGTTAATAAAGGTGGTACTGACCAAAGTAGTTTTGCAGTTGGTTCAGATGTAGTCATAACCTTTTCTACCGAAGTATTTGATAATAATAGTGATTTTGCATCAAACACATTTACTGCACCAGTTACAGGTAAATATTTTTTAAGTGCAAGCCTAAGACTTGGTAGCTTTGATACTGCTTCAAGTTATTATATATTATTTTTAGCTACATCTAATAGAACTTATAGAACTATTATAGACCCAAATTTTACTGCTGATTTAGTTTATTTCACACAAACAATAACAGTTGTTGCAGACATGGATGCTAATGACACTTGTACTTTAGCAATTAATCAAGGTAGTGGGTCACAACAAACAGATATTAATGGTAATGCTGAATATACATATTTTACAGGCTACTTATTAGGGTAGCATAAGCCAAGAGTGAAACAACTCAATCATAAAGGAGATAAAAAATGGCAAATCACACAAAGACAATAACATTAACAGATTTACAACAAAAGATTCTGTCTAATGATTTATACAATGATGTATCAGACAATGCAGGTGTAGATGCTTGGATTGATGGTGCAATCAATGGCAAGTTAAACAACTGTTGGAAGCGTATGCAGACAGAGTGGACTACAAAGTTAATGAATGACGATAGTTTTACAGATGCAATACCAAGTAACCAAGCAGACTTTGTTGCTCTTGTAACTGCGAGAAGTGACTATAAAACTCGTAAAGAAAGAGATGATGCAAGTAGCATAGGCTAGGAGTAAAGAATGGCATTAACAAAAGTAATAGGTGATGGTACAGGTTCACTAGATACTGTTATTATCGGTGATGGTGACGCAGGTTCAGTGACAGCAAATACTAACGGTGACGAACTTGTAGTAGAATGTAGTGCTAGAGGTGGTATATCAATACTAACTCCAGATGCCAACGAAGGTAATATTCTGTTTGGTAGTCCATCTGATAATCTTGGTGGTTTTATAACATACAAGCAATCTAATACTACAATGGAAGTAGGTACTAGTATATCAAGTGGTAACTTGCTTTTGTATTCAGGAGATGGTGCATTAGCTCAAAAAATTGATGGAAATGGTCACATAACCAAACCACTACAACCTGCTTTTTTAGTTCAACCTACTTCTGCTCAAAATGATATAACTCATGGTGCAAATCAAACTATAATATTTAATAATGAAAGATTTGACCAAAATTCAGATTTTAATAGTTCAAACTATACATTTACTGCACCTGTAACAGGCAAATATTTTTTAAGCTACTCTTTATGGGTTTCTAATATAGATAATCAACCTAGTTATTGGGAAACGTATATTATAACAAGTAACAGAAACTACTTATACACTATTGACCCTAGAGCTTTTGACCAAGATGCAGCTAGTTTTACTTTTAACAATTCTCTTATTGCCGACATGGATTCAGGTGATACTGCAAAAATACAAATACTACAACAGAATAGTGGAACAGAACAAGCTGATATTCAGAATTATTCATTTTTTAGTGGAGCTTTGATATGTTAGGAAATAAACAATGCCATATATAGGAACATCTCCTTCCAACGGAGTAAGACGAAAGCATACATACACTGCCACTGCATCCCAAACCTCATTCAGTGGTGCAGGAGCAGAAGGTGCTACCCTAAGTTACAACGACAGTAACTTTGTTGACGTATATCAAAATGGTGTCAAGCTAAGTGAAGCTGACTACACATCTACAAGTGGTACAGCTATTGTACTTGCTACAGGTGCTACTGTAAGTGACATGATTGAGATTATAGTCTATGATGTATTCTCTGTGGCAGACACTGTAAGTAAAGCAGATGGTGGTACGTTTGATGGCAATGTTACTATGGCAGGTACACTTGCTACAACAGGTAATGCTACATTTAGTGGTGACATCATAAAGAGTACAGCAGGTACAAGCAACTTTGCAGCAGGTGTCAATGCAGGTAACTCTATTACAAGTGGTGGTAACTTTAACACTGTAGTTGGAGATGAAGCAGGTACAGCTTTAACCACTGGAGATGACAACACAGCATTAGGTTATGGTGCTTTATATTCAGAAGATGCACACGGAAAGAACACAGCAATCGGTACTAATTCTCTGTTAACACTTAATGCAGGTGCAGATGGTAACAACACAGCAGTCGGATATTTCTCAGGTAAATTAATAACAACAGGAATTGATAATTCTATTTTAGGTTCAGGTGCAGGTGATGCTCTGACCGATGCTGATTACAACACTGCTATTGGTGCTTTTGCTTTAACTACTGATACATTAGGTAGTAAATCAACTGCTGTTGGTAGTAGTGCTTTGTTCACTCAAAACTTTACTAGCGCTACAGATTCTTTTAATACAGCAGTTGGATTTAATGCAGGTGCTTATATTACAACAGGGAAACAAAATGATTTATTTGGTGGACTTTCTGGAGATGCATTGACAGACGCAGACTACAATGTAGGTATAGGTTATGCCACACTAAGTTCAGACACGCAAGGCAGTAGGTCTACAGCAATAGGACATTCTGCACTAGCATTACAAAACTTTACTTCAGCTACAAATACTAATAATACTGCTGTAGGTTTTTATGCAGGTGTTTCAGTATCAACAGGAATTGATAACACTTTAATTGGTTCAAGTGCAGGTCTTGATTTAACTACTGGTGAAAGAAATGTATGTATAGGTAGTATAGCAGGAGAAGAAATAACTACAGCAGATGATATTATAGCTATTGGCTATAGGTCTGGTGGGGGAAATGCTAGTTCTGCAACAACAGGGCATGATAATATTTCTATAGGAACAGATGCAGGAGAGGCTTTAACGACTGGAGCTAGTAATTGTTTTATAGGTAAAGACGCAGGAAATGTTTATACTACAGGCTATAGTAATATATGTATAGGACACAATTCAGATGGTAGTGCTGTTGACAGATACTTAGAATACGTTATTGGTATTAATTGTACATCAGCAGGATATGATGGTCTTATTACAATTGGTGTAGATAGTGGTTCTGACAGAATTTATAATAATTTTAAGAGCAATGCTACTTGGACAAGAATTTCTGATGAAAGATATAAAAAAGATATAACAGACAATACAGATTGTGGTTTAGATTTTATAAATGATTTAAGACCAAGAACATTTAAATGGAAACCTTTAGCAGATGTAGATGAAACATTACCTGATTATGACCCTACCAAAACCACTCATAGTTATCCAAACAAACATTATGGATTGATTGCACAAGAAGTTAAAGCAACTCTTGAAGCACATAATATAACAGATTTTGGTGGGCATGATATAATTGAAGATAGTGGTATTCAAGCCATATCAGAGCAAATGTTTATACACCCATTGATAAAAGCAATTCAAGAACTATCAGCTAAGAATGATGCACTTGAAGCACGAATTAAAACTTTGGAAGGAGGTTAATATGTCAAGAACAGCAGAAGAAATAGCACAAGCACATAAGGCTTGTTTAGATGGAGCAGATACAATCAATGTTGTAATTGCTACCCATGCAAAAGGCAGTGATGCAACAAATGCAGACTTTGGG